CCATGTTGCCACCAAGCATCATTCCTGTTTGGAACACATACTGACCTGCAGTATCTTTTAATTTTCTGATAGAAGCTAAAGTAGCTCTATTGAAAACGAAAGTACCGTTTCTTGTGTAGTCAGCTTTAATGTTGTGTACCAATGAAATGAGTCCATCAGCCGTTATAGCATCAGCAGTTCCTGAATTAACATGTCCTACACCTGAGTGGTCCATGAATCCATGAGGTTTGCCAACTGCGTCACCTGAAACAAATGCAGTTCCTTCAGCTTTTGCAAATTGCTCTGCAAACTCTGATTGCATCTCTGCTTCTAAGTCAAACACTGTATCTTCTAAGTCTTGCTCAGAAATATCTACCAATGCATACATTTCGTGTGCAGGTAGTTCTTCTAAACCGACTGTATATCCAGTAGTTTCACTTCTAGTGCCACTTTCAGAAACCCACTGTGCTGCGAATTGTCCATCTCTTTTTGGGATTTGGATGCTTCTAGCACCTGTGGAACGAACTCTAGCAATACTTCTGATAGGTGAGATTTCAGTTACAGTTTTTAGTAACTCTCTCACATACTCAGGTGGTGCTAAATATCCACCAGTTGAGTCATTGCTGACAGTTAATGCTTTCTTCTCATCAGGTTGTAGACCTTCCAGTCCTTTCCTGCAATATTGATCAAAAGCGTTGAGATACTCATCAACTTGCTTAGATTCAAAGCCTGAGTCAGGTCTAGTGACCATAGTCTCAATCTTAGAAACTTGCTCCTTGATTTGTTCAGCGTTAGCTTCAGCAGTAGTTAACTTCTGATTCATGTCCTCGTAAGAATCCAATTTGGCTTCTATTTGGGATAATTTCTCATCGTTATATGCTGTGCTTTCGCCTTTCTCAATGTTATCCAGTCTCTCGTCATTAACTTTTTTAAATTCTGCAAAAGTTTGACCTAAGTCTGAAATAGCGTTTTTTATATCTTCCGACATAATTTACTCCTATTAAGATTTTAAGGTTAAAGTTAGTTCTTTTATGGCGTCTACCAGTTCAGCACTTTCATCAACCTCTCGTTGATCAAAACACTTAGTTACTGCTTTTGCAGCAACTTTTGCTTCTGAACGAGAGAGACTGAAAGCATCACGCAATCCGTTTTCCCATTCCCTAATAGAAATCTCTTCTCCTTTCACTGAACGAACAGTTGCCTGAGGGTTCATGGGAAAGGTTACTAACGACACTTCCATTAAATCTACTTCTTTGATAATGCGTTTACCGCCACGCTTATCATATGAAACTTCTTTTGGGTTTACTCTAAAGCCTATTGAAAGACCATCTAAAGCACCCATCTTTAATAATTCGTAGGCTTCTGCACCTGCTTGAGTCTTAAGAGCCAGTCTGCCCTTAACAACTAAACCGTGTTCATCCTCTTTGATTTCATCAAATACACCAATAGGCATATCTGATTTATGTTGATATAAAAGTTTTACACCTTTGGCTTTTCTTCTTCTTAATGATTTAGCAAATGCACCCTTCTCAATTACATCATTACCTAAGTCTTTGTTTCCAAATACAGAACCATAGCCCTCAAACTCTCCATACTCTTTGTTCTCTTCCTCTTCATCTTCGTATGCTTTGAGTTCTGATTTGACTTCTAGGATGTCTTTAAGTTCAGCAAGATTGTCTATTAAATCCTCTTCTTCTTTTTTCTTGGGCTTCTTGGGTTTATATCCTGAGACTTCATCACCAGTGAGTTCAGTATATTCTTCGTGAGTTTTGCATGGCATATAGACTTTGTTGCCATCCTCATCATGTGAATGTGAGCCTACGCATCCTATTTCTCTTGCTCTTGCGTTTGCTTCTATTGGATTATCAAATACATCTTTGCGTATTTCTTCCTTTTCCTCATTCTCTATAGAATCTTCTTTTTCAGAATCGTACTCATTAGTACAGACGGCTAGGCGTTGATCTGTGTCGGTATATTCACTCGTCATAGTTTCATCTCCCATACATCTTTTTAAAAAGTTCTGCCTAGTTTCATCACTGTTAGGTTTTGGAATTGGCATATTCTACATATAGTACATAAACACTAATATAAGCACAACATATAGTCATTATAAAATTAATCTAATTAAGTGTTGCACATTAACCCATTTTGGGTTTATAATAACCTTATATTAACTTGATGCCCTTAGGGCAAGGAAAAATAAAATGAAACTAGAAGAACTTAAAAAACCATTAGTAAATGTTGGTCATTTATTAAGCGACCCTGAATATCCCACAGGACATGACGAGTGCATTATGTGTAACAGAGCCATTAGAGGTCAGAGTAAATTTGCAATTCATAGCTGTAATGGTGGTGTTGATGAAATCTGTTCTAACGAAGATAATGATTATGTAGAGCAAAATGATGCAGGTGATATGGGTTATTGGTCTGTTGGCTCAGTATGTGTTAATAAGCTAAGAGCCGATCTTAAAGATCAAGGCGTTAATCCTGATGACTACATTTACTCAACAGCAAAACCAAAAGCTCAATCAAAGTCAAAAGCAAAAACTAAGTCTTGGAATATTACTGAAGATGACACTTTAGTTCTTTGGAGAGCTTTAGAAAAATATAAACAAAATATTACTGGTGAAGATTTTGTAGATGATTACGAAAAAGCAAGCCTACTTCTTGCTAAAGTAATTCATAAGTCATGTGATTTTGCAGGCACTCTTGAAGAAGGTGAGACAGTAAAAAGCATTTATGAAACTATGGTTTAAATATTTCTAACTAAATTAACCCCCTTCACTGGGGGTTTTTTTTGTTTATAAAAAAGTGTTGTAATATATTCCTTTATGGGTTAATATGTAATTTCAATAAATTGAAAGGAGATTAAATGAATAATTCAGTATTACAAAAACTACTTCACGGTCATGTCTTGCTTGCCAAGAATCCAAAGAAATTTATAGAAACCTTCGTTGCCCCTGATCATATAGGTTTTGTGGAAGGCTTTGGAGAAGATGGCATACCTGCAAATATGATGCATGAATGGATGAAGTTTCATGCTCGCAGGATTCAACAAAGCATGAAGTTCTATCTACCTGAAACTTCAGAGGCAAACACTTTAAGCAAAGACGAGCTTCTTAAGCTTTCTTCGGAACTAGAAATGTATCTGCCTTATAAATCCACCTTTGTTCAGCATGAGGTTCAAATAGGTGTATCGGACAATGCACAAGCACATAAGGTGTGGCGACAAATACAGGAGAAAACTGGCGGTAATCCTCAGGAAGAAGATTTAGACACTGTCAAATATATTGAGGAACAGTTTGTCAAAGGTGATGAGTGTATTGCCAATGTTTACCTTGAAGACCTTGAAGATGTTGATGACGAGGGCAAGCCTTTGTTTAAGGGCAATGTTTCAACCTACTTCAAGAGTGACGGAAATTTCTTCATGGACCCTAATGACTATATCTTTTCGTATAGAGATGATGGTTCTTACACCTTTTGGCTAACAGAAGATATGCCATTCTTTAAATACACTGACACTGGCGCAGAGATTGATGGTGGTATGTATAATAATCCAACACTAAACTCAATGGTGTCTATTATAGTCAATGTGCATTCTCAATTAGTTCTTCTGCTTAACTATCCACAAATTGTTAACAAGCAAGATGTCTTGGGGATAACTCCTGCAAATGCAAGTAAAGTACCTTTCAGTAGAAACTTCTCATCCAGTGAGTTTTTAAGAAAGCCTAAGTATCAACACAAGATTTTGAAGCTTGATCTCTTTGGTGCTAATGAGTCAGGCGGTAAAGGAAGTAGCGGAGAGAGTGGTAGCCGTGCTTTTCACGCTGTTAGGAAACACATCAGGCAATATCAAGACGGTAAGATTACTTTTGTAAAAGCGCACTTTAGAGGTAGTAAAGATATTGGAACTATTACAAAAGACTATGAGATTGTAGAAAAATAGAACAGACTAAGTTCTGCTCATGTCTCTTTCATCTGCATAGGTGATTACACATCTGCAGTTGATAACATTAGCGGCTCCACCTCTTGAGTCTCCTGCAAATCCCATACGCATTCCACCAACAATAAAATCTTCATTCATATCAACAGTCTGACCATTTGCAGAAGAATGTGCAGGTCGTGTTCTTGCATCATTAGTTGCGACCCACCTCTTAAGCATCTTGACTCCTAATTCTTCTTCAACCGTTTTGTGATAAGCATGATTAGCAAAAGATGACGCGTTATGTGTTTCTGTCCTTGCAATGAGTGAAGCACGACTACGGCTTATAGGCAAAAACTTATCTGATACAAGCTTTGCTATCTGTGGCAATGTAAGATTATCTGCTCTGCCTTTTTCTATAAGTGCGCTAATTCTTGTTGCCATACGCTGTGTTATACCTGCCAGTATCAATTGTCTGCTATTAAAGTATTCATTGACAACTGTTTCAAATTCAACGCTTCTACCAAAAACAAAAGCTTCTGTATCTGCTTTTCTCATGATCTCATATTTATCTTCGTTAAGGCTGTAGATGGCTTGGAATGTTCTTTTGTAGTGAGCAAGCATTAGAGGGAAAAAATCTTCATTCAATGATTGAACAGCTACATCTGTCTCATAGATTCCATATTGTTTGTAGAGGTGCATATGAACATTGACAAACTTTCTGAATAAAGTTTCTAGCTTTCTAAAAAATCTTTTCTCTAAGTTGTTTCTTAATACAAGTTGTCTCCTGACTTCTAATCTTGTATTGATTCTGCCCTGTCTAAAATTGTTTAGCTTTTTGCGATTAATTGCCTGATTCAAAACAGCCTCCGTTCATTATTTGAATCAGGTCTTACTAGACAGTGGATGTCCTTTAGGGAATAAATCAGTATCGTGCTTGCCACCTCTGAACTTACCTGATGATAAGGCTCTTAAAAAGCTATTAACTCTTGCATATGCCCATTGATCAGGACCAGTCACATTAGGTCTTACGCTTGAAGGATTGGTTCTATATGCTCCGACACCCCTTCTAAAGACAGCTTCTAGCATTCTTAGTGTGGCTCTTTTAGTTTTGCTATTGCCGTGTTTTTCGTTGTGATCTTCTACCTTACCTTTAAGAGCTTCTTTTACCTTGCCTGATAAAGCCTTCTGATCTTCTTTGACCTCTACATGGTCTTGTAAAGCAAACTCTTTATCTTCTTCTGTGATTATCTGTTGGCGTTTTCTTTTTGACCAAGCAAAGCCGCTGTCTCCACCCCAAAGCAACCATGCAATTTTTCCTGCACTTGGATAGCCTTCTTCTCCTTGTCTAAAGCCTTGTCCTTGTTTATCTACCTCATGACGGCTAAAGAAGCTGTACATTCTTTTGACTGTAGATATTGATAGTCTTTCTTTGGCGACTAATTGATTTGCGCGAGCAACACCGACTGCAGTGCCACCCCTATTGAACTTTTTTCTAAGCTCAAGCCCTCTCTTAGCTTCTTCTGCCATTTCACTGGTAGGAATCGTATTAATGTCTGACAAAGCCTTTTCTTCTTCTAATAAGAAAGCTATTTCCTTATCAGTTTCCTCGTCATCATAATCTTCTAAATCTTCTTCATTGATTGGGTTCTCAGGCTTCTCTACGCCCTCGTCAGTGAGTGGAAAGAGTGTAGCTGATATATAAAGGTCGTCTGCTCCATCCTTAGGCTCTAAGCCAAGCTGTTGCCTAGCTTCATTTCTAGTCATGATGCCTTCTCTAACAGCAGATGTAACATTCTCGTAAGTTCTTTTTACTCTTTCGCTAAGTGCAGGAATAGAATCAATATCAAACTCTAGTGTCAGACGATCATCAAATAATGGTACCAACCACTCATTCAGGTCAGATGCCATCTTTCTAAGATGTGGAATAATTGTTTCTTCGTAGAGAGCAAGTCTAGCTTCTGCAACATTAGCGTATGTCTGACTGTCAGGAACACCCACAAGCTGACTAGGAACACCAAAACATAAAGCTATATCTGTGGCACTCATATGTTTTAGATTTAAGAAGTCCATATCTTTTGGACTTAGACCCATTTCTTTCCAATCAAAGTCTCCTTCTAACAACAAAGGTCTGCCTGCATTGTTTGCGCCAGTAAACCTATTATTCATGTCAGTGATAAGTTGCTGTCTTTGTGATTCAGTAAGATTGACTGCAAAGCCTTGATCGTCTTGTGGTTTAAATACAACAGCACCACTTGGTCTTGCACCATTTTGTAAAAGATTTACATTGTGTTTGCTAGACATATTAAATTGATCTACCTCAACAGCCGCCGCACTCATTG